GAGAACAAGCTGTTTGAAGCCACTGTCGGGATCAAGAAAACCCAGGTCGAGGACGATCAGGCCGGTGTGTTCCTGCCGATGTTCGCCGAGATGGGGCGGGCTGCTGCCTACCACCCCGAGTCGCTGGTTTACGAGCTGCTCCTGGCAGGCCTCACCACCGAGTGCTACGACGGCCAGAACTTCTTTGACACCGAGCACCCGGTTTACGCCGAGGCCGATGGCTCCGGTGCCGTAACCAACGTCAGCAATCTCGATGTGCCCGGCGCCAACCCCGGCCCGCTGTGGTTCCTGCTGGATACCAGCCGAGCCATCAAGCCGATCATCTTCCAAGAGCGCACCAAGCCTGAACTGACCAGCAAGACCGATCCGAACAACAGCGACCATGTGTTCAACCATGACGAGTATTTGCATGGCGTGCGCTATCGCTGCAACGCGGGCTTCGGCTTCTGGCAAATGGCCTACGCCTCGCGGCAGGTACTCAACGGCGACAACTACGGCAAAGCCCGAGCCGCAATGCAGGGCTTCAAGGCTGATGGCGGCCGCCCGCTGAAGATCAAGCCGACCCTGCTGGTGGTGCCGCCGCAACTGGAGGCTGCAGGCCGCAAGCTGCTGGCCAAGGACGAGAACGGCGGCAACGAATGGGCCGGCACTGCCGAGCTGTTCGTATGCGACGAGCTGGCCTAAGGAGGGGCTGCCGCCATGATCGTTCGCATCAAGTCCGCTCGGGACGGCTACCGGCGCTGTGGCGTCGTCCATCCCAAGGTTGCCACCGACCACCCGGCAGACCGTTTCAGCGCTGAGGAGTTGGAGCGCCTGCAGGCCGACCATGTGCTGACCGTCGAGCTGGTGGATGGCGAGCTGTCGAGCTCCAGCCAGGATGGCGGCCAGCAGACCAGCGCCCAGGCGGCCAGTCAGGCAGCCAAGCCGGTCACCAAGTCGCCCGCGAAGTCTGCCGCCAAGCCGAAAAACGGCGCAGGCGGCAAGGGTGGCGCCGGTGCCAAACCAGCCGCAAAGGATGCGGCCAAGTCAGGCGCAACGGAAGCGCCGCCCTCTGGCCAAGGCAGCAAGGAGTAAGCCATGCCCTACGCCAGTCGTGACGCGCTGATCGAGCGCTTCGGCATGGACGCCGTGCTGGTGGTAGCGGATAGGGATCAGGACGGGGCGATAGACGACGCAGTGACCGACAAGGCGCTGGCCGATGCCAGTGCCGAAATCGACACCTATGTCGGCGTGTTGCACCGACTACCGCTGGCCACGGTGCCGGAGGTGCTGTCCCGGCTGTGCTGTGACGTCGCGCTGTACCGGCTCTCGGCAGATGCAGGCGGTTACACCGAGGAAAAGCGCAAACGCTATGAGGATGCGGTGGCTTTGCTGCGCCGTATCGCCTCGGGCGAAGTGACCCTCGGCCTGCCGACCCCGCCGGAGCAGGAGTCCAGTGGGCACGCCTTCTTCGAGGCGCAGCCAAAGCGCTTCGGTGATCTGCTGTGACAGGGGCCACCGTTCGCGCCGACTTGTGGGCCGACCCGCGCTTGGCGGGCCGGCTCGACAAATTGGCCCAGCTCGATCTGGAGCCGCTGCTGGAAGGCATTGGCGCCGAGGTCGAGTCGCAGACGCGTCGCCGCATCAGCGTAGACAAGGCCAGCCCGGCCAATGAGCCGTGGCAGGACTGGTCCGACGACTACGCCGAGACAAGGCATGCCGGGCAAAGCCTGCTGCAAAGCATCGGTCATCTGCTGGGCAGCATCAGTTACGAAGTGGACGCCGCCGCCGTGTTGGTGGGGAGCCCGCTGATCTATGCCGCCACCCATCAGTTTGGCGACGAGGAGCGAGGCATCCCGCAAAGGGAGTTCCTGGGCTTGGAGGGCCAGGACTATGACGACGTGATCGGCCTGGCCGAGGACTACCTGCAGGAGCTGGCCAATGGCTGAGATAACCGCTGACGACGTGCTGGCTGGCACCAAGGCCTGGGCAGAGAGGCTGTATGCGGCCGCAGGCATGAAGGTGGAAACCGCGCTCCATGGTGGCCGTTTTACCGTGGCCGACGTTGAGCGCTACGCCACCCGCGAGCGCGCCTGCCGCATTGCCCTGGAGGGCCTCAAGTTCGAGCTGAATGGGCGTGGCGACCTGATCGCGCATGGCCATGTGGTTGTCGTGGTGCTGGCAGGTGACCACGGCAAGGTCGGTGCCAGGGCCGTCAACGTGTTGGAGACAGCAACACCCATACAGGCCGCGTTGCCGGGCAGCCGTTGCGGCCTGGCTCTGGTGGACAGCATCAATGCCAAGGAGGTGCGCGCCGCCAACCTCTACAACGCCGAGCTGGACAAGCGAGGCACCGCCGCCTGGGTCATTACCTGGCCGGTGAAGTTTCAACACCCCCGATCTCAATAGGAGAACGCAATGGCAACGCCAGAAACCGCCAAGGCAGCGAAACCTGCCGAAACCGTGCGGGTGAAGATCACCCACGAGAACGGCCATCGCCATGCCGGCGAGAAGCATCCTCAGGGTGCGGAGATCGACGTATCCCCGCACGACGCCGAAATCATCGTCGATCAATTCAAGGTCGGCGAGCGTGTGAAAGGAGCCTGATATGGGACAGCCGCAAGTATTCAAAGGCATTGGCATCGTGCATGCCCAGCGCCTGGGTTTACCGAATGCACCGCTTCGCGACATTGGCGACGTGGAGCAGTTCAAGATCGCCCACCGCTCCAACTCCATGACCTGGAAGCAACACCGCCGGCCGGGTGGCGGCAACCTGGCCCGCCTGGACAATCTGGAAGGCGCTGACCTGTCCGTGCAGATGCAGGAGTGGACGCCGGAAAACCAGGCCATGGTGCTGCAGGGCAAAGTAGTGGAGTTGGCTCAAGAGACTGTGACCGGCGAAGCCATCGTGCTGCAGCCCGGTGGCCTGAGCATGACTGCGCACCCCGGCCCGACCAACATCACGCTGACCAAAACCCAGGGCAGCACCCCCATTGCCCTCGGTGCGGTCAACGTCTCGGCTGCTGGCGTCTCGGTGCCACTGGACAGCACGGAGATTACCGAGCCGACCCCGGCGACCATCGCTTACACCAGTACCGAGGCCATCCGCATCGAGCCGCTGATCGAGGCTGGCGCCGAGTATCGCCTGGTGCTCGACGGTCTCAACGAAGCGGACAGCGGCCGCCCGTGCATCGTCGAGATCTACCGTTGGAAGGCGCCGCCCGCCGAGGAGCTGGCGCTGATCGACGGCGAGAACCCCGGCAAGCTGCTCAGCAAGGGTGAGATTCTCGCTAACCCGAGCGCGCCGCCCGGCGAGTCGCCGTTCTACCGCATCACCTGGCTGTAACCCTTAACTGCCGGGCCGCGAGGCCCGGCCTTCGGAGTTCTCTATGAGCATGACCTTGACTCAGAGCGTGCAGCTGGGCGAGCTGCGAGTGGCTGTGCGGGAGCTGACGGTGGGCGAGATTCGCGCATGGATCAAACGCATGGCCGAGGTGGGCAACCCCGATCTGGTAAGCGACACCCTGCTGCCCGACATCAGCCTGATGGACCTGCAGGCCATGACCGATCTGGAGCCGGAGCAGATGGAGGCGCTCACGCCCAGCCAGCTGCGCACAGTGCTTGAGGCCTGCCGCGAGGTGAACAAGGATTTTTTCGGCCTACGAGAGAACGTGCAGGCGCTCGGCCACCGTCTGCTCGAACAGCTCTCGAAAGGCTCGAACGCAACGCCAGCTGCTTGATCCGCCACGGCCACACCAACCTGTGGAGCTATCCATGGGGAACCTGGCAGGCCGCGCTGGACGAGGCGGTAGCTGCCGCAGAGGAAGCCCGCAAGGGCCGTTGACCTCGCCAGAAACACAAAGCCCCGCTCAATGCGGGGCTTTGTGTTTGTACTGAACCTTGTCAGCTACTGGCTCAGCTTCGGCGCGAGCATTCTGGAGGTATCAGTTGGCGGGGGGCTTTGTGCCGCCACCGACCATCAGCCGCAGGGTGGGCACCAGTAGCCAGAGGAACAGGCCAAGCACTAGCAGGCCAACCCCCACCGTTGGCAGCAGCTTAGGAAACATCAACGCCAGCGCAACCAAGGCCAGCACCAGAAGGGCTTTAACTTTCATGACCGATGTTCGCCTCTCAATATCCGTTGACGCCAACCAAGGCCGGCGGACGATGCAGGAGTTCCAGGCGGGCTATAAGGCGCTGGTCGATCAGCTGAGCCGCCCGCTGGGACAAATCGCGTCCATGCGCGAGTTGCAATCCAGCCTAGTCGAGAACGAGCGCCAGCTCAATGCCGTGCGCGACAAGCTGCGCTCCATGGCTAACGAGCTGATCAGCGCGGAGCGCCCGACCAAGGCTCAAGAGCAAGCCTATCGGGCGGCCACGGCAGAGGCGCGGGCGCTGGAGCAAGCGATCAGCGGCCAGAAAAGCCAACTGGCCCAACTGTCCACTGCCCTCAAGAGTGCAGGCGTCGATACCAACTATCTGAGCAATGAGCAGAAGCGCCTCGCGGCAGATTTGGCACAGGCCAGCCGCGCCGCCGGGCAGCAGGCTCGCGTAGCGGGTGCCCGCGATGCGCTGGGTATCCGCCCGCATCGGGAGATTCGCTCCGAGATTGTTCAGTTGCAGCGCCAGTACCAGCTGCTGCAACGCACCGGCAACCTCACTGGTGCCGAACTGGCCCAGGCCCAGGTGCGGCTGCGCGAGCGCACCGCCGACCTGGTGGCTCAAACTAACGGATGGGCGCGCAGTCTGGGTGAGGTGCATGTGCAGGCCGGTGTGGCTGTGGCCGGCGTGGGTGGCCTGCTTTATGCCGGCGGCAACCTGCTCAGCTTTTATGCACAGTTTGCCCAGCAGATGGCGGCGGTGGACAGCATCACCGATATGTCCCGCCCCGAGCTGCAAGGAATGTCGCGCGACGTGCGCGACCTGAGCGTGGCCATGGGACGCGACGCGGCGCAATCGGCAGCGGCGCTGAATGACATTCTGTCCTCGGGCGTCTCCGAGCAGAACGGCCTGTCGGTGCTGGCGCTATCGACCAAGGCGGCCATTGCCGGGATCACCGACACCCAAACCGCTGCATCTGGCGGCCTGGCCGTGGTCAACGCCTACGGCGAGGGTATAGAGAACCTAGGGCTGCGTTATGACCAGATGTTCCTGGCAGTGCGCGATGGCGTGACCACCTTCCCCGAGCTGGCGAAATTCATGGGCGACGTGTTGCCCAGCGCTCGCGCAGCAGGAGTCGGCTTTGACGAAGTGTCCGCAGCTATTGCGCGCATGACCGTTGCTGGCATCCGAACCCCGCAGGCCACTACAGCGCTCAAGGGTGCCATCAACGCTCTGGCCGCGCCCACCCCTGATGCCAAGGCCAAGATGGACGAGCTGGGTATTAGTTGGCGTGGTCTGACAGCGACCCTTGAACAAATCGCCTCGCGCAACTTGGGCCTGGACGCCATGCGCGAGCTGATCCCCGATGTGGAGGCGCGCACCGCCGTACTCAGCCTCACCCAAGACATCGGCGCGCTGCGCGCCGAGGTTGATGCCATGGGTAACGCAGGCGGTGCCATGGAGGCGGCCTACACGAAGATGGCCGACACGCCTCAGGCCGAGCTGGACAAGTTCAATGCAACCTGGGGCGAGTTCAAGCTCCAGCTAGGCGAAGCGGCCCAAGCATTTCTCCCGGTGATCAGCGTTGCCGGCGATGCTCTGCAGGCCTTTAACGAAATGCCGGAGCCTGTACGTAACTTGGTGGCCGGCCTGGTGGCATTCATCGCTGGCGCTGCTGCGACTGCCAGTGCGATTGCAGCTCTACGCTCCCCCTTTACGTTGCTGCTCGGCCATATGTCACAGACCCCTGGGGCTGCTGCAGGAGCTGCTAGCGGCATGGGCACCATGGGCGCAGCGGCCGCCGATCTGCTGCCGCGCCTGCGCAACCTGGCCGACGTGGCCAAGCTGGCAAAGGGCGCTCTGGCGCTGGGTGTGGTCAGCTGGACAGCCGGCAACCTGGCCGAGCTTTACGACCTGTACGAGCAGAACCAGGCTCTGGCCGAAAGCCAGCGTGAGTACGAGAAGACGCTGCAGGACACCATTACCACCACCTCGGCCTATGCCGGCGTAGTGATCCAGCCAGCGGCCGCCCTGGCACGAATGACCGAGGAGGAGCGCCAGGCCTATTCCGAGCGCCTTCGCCTGGCCGAGGAGCACTACCGGAAACAGGCCGAGCTGCAGAGCCGGCAGGACGCCGAGCGCAACGGCATCGAGGCGCCGGTATCGCAGGAGGCGCTGGCCAGCGCCTCTCAGGCCCGCCAGTACCGCGAGGCGCTGGCCGGTATTCAGAACGCACAGAAAGCCCGCGAGGAGGCCGAGCAGCGCCACAAGGACGCGGTGGCCAAGATCAAGGCCGACCAGCTGAAAGGCATTCAGCAGGCGCTGGCGGCCGAGATACTGGCCTATGAGGCTGCCAACAAGAAGCTGGAGACGGCCAACCAGAAAGCCCAGGCCGCCATGCAGGCCCGTGCCGCTTTGGCTAAAGAGTTCGAGCAACTGGCCAAAGAAATGCAGGCCCCCGCTGACGACGGGCCGGCAACCTTCGGCGACGTGATGGCCAGCAAAGCAGGCGCCCGCCAGGCTCTGCAGCGTGGTGACTCGGCCGAGGCCATCCGTCAGGCTCGCGAGGCGGCCAACATCCTGCGCGAGCTGAAAGAGGCTGGCGCCAACACCTACGGCTTTGCCGGCATCGCCGCCGAGCTGGGTCAGATTGCAGACGAGGCAGCCCGCCTGGACGAGGTAGGCGCGGACGTTGAGCGGATCGATGCGCAAGGCCAGGTGGATGCCATCAAGGGACGCATGGACGATCTGCTGGCCAAAGCCGAGGCCCTCAAGCGCATCAACATCGAGTTCACTGGCTTCGAGCAATCGGCCGCAGCCATAGAGGCACAGGCCCTGGCACTTGCTGAACGACTGAAGCAATACATGGTGATCCCGGTCAACTACGTTGGCACTGATGGGGCTGTGCCGGGAGAGACCGCCAACAAGCAAGCTGGCGACTTGATCAACGCCCCGCCAGGACGCGCCACGGGCGGCTGGGTAGACGGTCCGGGCAGCCCTACTAGCGACAGCCTTCTGATGAAGCTGTCTCGCCGAGAGTTCGTTGTGCAAGCCCGTGCTGCCCAGCGCCTGGGCGCCGCCAATCTGGAACATATAAACCGGACCGGCGAACTACCGCCTAGCCGCGCCGCGCTGATTCCTAGCATCCCCTCGCTTCCCGATCTGGCCAGGGTGGGCGAACGCCAGCCGCTCAACCTGGCGTTGCCGTGGGGCGGTAACTATGCCCTCGAAGGCAGCCCCGACGAGGTGCAGCGCTTGCGCGATGACCTCGAAATCGCCGCCCGAAAATTTGGATTCAACCGATGAACGAGCCTATTCCCCTTGTCCTGGGCGGTATTCGGATACTGCCCGACGCCGGCCCCATCCGGCAGCGTTACGAGCGCCTCGCTGGGGGCAGCGCTGTGCTGCGTATGCACGGCGGCCGCGGCGTGAAGATGACCCACTTCCGCAAGTGGCGAACCGCCATAAGCGGTAGCGGCTGGCTCGATCCCGGCTTAGAGGACCTGGACTACTCGGGCGGCGTGGAGCTTCTTTGCATCATGCCTCGCGGCAAGGACGGCACCGGCCCTAACTTCATTCTTCCTCCGGCCGCCACCATTCGCCCCGACGTGGCGCCTTGGGGGCTGGTCCGTGTCGGCGCCAACTGGTTGGAAACGGGCATCACCATGGCGGGCAACGTCGCTCAGTTGGGGCCAGTGCCAGGTGCCTCGCGCTATCGATTGTGCTGGCTTCCGCGCATGGTGGTGTTTAGCGAGGGGCTGGTCAGCGACTACGACGAATCAACCGGCCGCTATGACTGGTCCTTGGACGCGGAGGAGGTCTGATGCAAGTCGGTTCCTCCCCCCTCAATACCGTTCCGGTCAACAGTGGCGGAAGCGTCGAGCCTCAGGGGCCTGCTCCAGTTGTAGCCGCCGAGGCCTATGACTGGCTGGTGCAAGTCATTATTGGCGGCACCGACCGCACGTCCGATCTGATGGATGTGCCCAGCATCGACCGCGAGCGTGGCGGCGCTGGCCTGGCTGACTTCAATCTGCTTATTCCCGAAGGGGCGTTCCACCATGAGCAGTGGCGCGGCCAGCCTGTGTACATCAACTACATCAGCGAGCGTGATGGCGTTGTCAGCGTGCGGAGGCGCTTCACTGGCTGGGTAGTGAGCCCGGTATGGAATAGCGCCCGGCGCACCCTACTGTGCAAGTGCAGTGACCGCCTGCAGAAGCGAATAGATGCACTATCTATCGAGGCCATCAACGGCCTGGCGCCGGCCTACTGGTCGGCGGATGTGTATTCAGATGCAGCGGGCCGTAGCCGCTGGGAGTACCTGCAGGAGCGCCTGGAAACGGTGGTGGCCAGCGTCAACAGCGATGCGCTCGGCAACCTTGTGTACTCGACGTGGTACGCCGGGCCGGTCGAGTTCGAGTTTGGCCATGGCACTACGCTAGCGGGATCGGTAGAAATCGAGTCGGCCGAGCTGAATAGCCTGACCAACAAGGTAGAGATTGAGGCCGACTGGCGCTTCCCCAGGCTGCGACAGAAGAACGTGGGCTATGGCTGGTCGCACCCAGATACCGGCGGTTTCAGTGGCATGCAAGGCTTCTGTTCTTGGTACAACGACACCTCGGAACTGCCAGACGTTGACATGATCCTCAGTGCCTGCGAGTCCAGCGGGCAAACCGTCATCAGTGCTGGCTTCCAACGCCTGCCTTTGACCATGGCCGATCCTTGTGGAAACGGTGGCGCCTGGATCAACGAATATCCTGATCTGGTCCTCTCTGCATACGTAACCGCCGCGCGTCGCTGGGTGCAGACCATCACCGAGAACTACCGCCTAACTCTGGTGGCCAGCGCGAGTGTGGAAGCCAATGGCGAGGTGGTGGAGCGAGACCGCGTTGCTGTGGAAGTAGAGAGCGACCGGGCAGAGGCCTGGGATAGCAATGACTTTGGCAGGCGTGCCGGCAACGCTATTGAGGTCCACGACGACGATAGTGGCGGCCAGACCGGCCATAGCGATGATCTACGCGACGAGCCACGCCGACTCTCGGCCGTGCGCTGCATCCTCAATCTGTGGCGCTCCAAGATCATTAAGGCCCATACCCAAACGATTGTGCGCTGGCAGGTGCCTACGAGCGCGGTTATGGACATAGACCTGGGGCAAACCCTGTACCTGAATGACCAGCGTGTACGTGCTGTGGGGCGTTGCTGCAGGATCGAGGACGCATTCGACCTAGTGGGTGGCACCGCTATAACCACGCTCAGCATTGCCGTGATGCGCGGCGGCGGCTCGACTAATGACCCCATGGAGCCTCCGGCCTACCCGGTCGAATCGCCGCCAGGTCCGCCAGGCGTGGCTCCGTCCGGTGCCCTGCCAACGCAGTTGGGAGGGCGTTCCAGCAGCCCGGAGTATGACGATGAAAAGGATGGCTTTAGCGGTAACTACTCCATGAGTGAGTTCCCAGGTCAGTTCCCGCGCCGCTTCTCGGTAACCGCACCGGAAATACCGGCCGCCGTGCGTGACGAGAAGAAGATAGAGATTGGCCAGGTCTATCGCATCGCCATCCCCAATGACCTTCTGGAGGTGTAGTCATGACGACAAAGACGGGGTCGCGCACTCAAGAGAACATTCGCAGCTTGCTCGGCGAGCCAGCACGGCGGCAGGGCCTGAAAACCCTGGACCCGGTAGGTGCTTGGCCGGCCAGTCGCGGTCGCAAGGACTTCGAGCGAAAGGCCGGCATGGGCGGCACAGGGGTGGCCTGGCCGCTGACTGAGCAGGACTACAGCACGCGCGCATACTGGCCCAAGGGTGAGGCTAGCAGCGATGGCCTGTTCTTCTTCCCTGCCATCAGAACCTTGGTACTTACCGATGCCGAGGGGCGTACAGGCTCTGTCTATCTAGCTCAGCCGCCGGAGATTACCCCGTGACCGGGCGTGTACTCGTCTGGCCTTGGCATGGGCGTCTGCAGAATGGAGCTATTCAGCTGGCCAATGGCACTTATCGATCACATCCCCAGCCTGCCAACGCCGAGGTGGCATTGGAGCTGTTCGGCCCTGGCGATACGCATCACATCAAAGTGAACGGCGTTGAGGCAATCAGCCAGGCAGAGGAAGCCATAGCGCCGCCAGGAGGCCAGTGGTGGGCCGGTGAGGCGCTGCTTAGCGGCACCATGCTCTATGGGAAGAAGCTCGACGGCTGGATTTACCAAGGCCCTGAGGACTCGCGCTGGTGGGTGAAAATCCAGAATGTGGCGGTTGGCGCTAGCAGTACAACGGGCGCCTTTCGTGTGCGGCGATTTGGCCGCATTGGTGGCCAGCCGGAGGAGCGCCTGATCAGCTTCACGCTCAACGCTGGTCGCTGCTCACCGTTTGATGCCCCCCGTATAGGCGCCGATCTTGGAGGCAGGGATGTTGGCTATTTGCGGCTGCATGCAGTCAGTAAGACCGGGCGAACTGCGATTCTCGCGTTGGTCACCCGCAATACTGGAGCGAGTTTTGATCGACGCCCGAGGGCTTACCGCTTCTATCTGGCCAGTGTTAGTGGACAGGGCGAGGCACTGAGTATCAGTGTTTCGCAGCTGTTTGGCATTGACGAGATCGCTCCGCAGGAAGCACCGCAGCCGAATCGAGGCTACGTCAAGCTCAAAAGCCCCGAGGCGAAGGAGACAAGCCGCACACCGTTCACCCGAGATGGTGAGGTGGTAGCGGATGACGTGACCTACAACCTCGATGGCGATGCCGGGTTCGAGGTGACAACAACACAGACGCCATTCACCGTGCCGGGCACCTACACCGGAGAGCGTTTGATCATGCTGCAGGTCAGGCTCGATGGTGAGTCGCCAACGCCGATCTATGCCAAACATGCCACCACCTGCACGGTGCCGTGGCCATCGCTGCAATGGGTCACTACCCGCGAGCGCAAGGTCCGCGAGTGGTTACATGGCGGACGGGATACGTTGGAAGAGGCACTTATCAAGCTCACGGGCGGCGTGGCTGTCGAGGCTCAGGTTGAGTTCTCGGTGGGCGACTGGACCGATCAAGTCACGATCAGCGCGGCCAGCGCTGTGGATACCGAGCCCTATGCCTACGGCACCGCAATGCCTCTAGATGCGGTGACCAACACCTACAGCCTCTCAGGCGTTGCGGGGGCCATTCAGCATGTAGTGTCCGATCTTTCAGTGCAGCATCTGGGGCCTCGCCTTGGTGGCAGTTTCTTCTGGAGCGGTAGCGCTCGCCAGCCAAGCTTTGGCGCCTCCGTTGGAGTGGTGGGGTCGGTTCAAGGCACGCGCAGCTATCTTTTGAGCGTGGACATGCTGAGCAACAACCTGCTGGCAGTCTCCGGGCGAATCGACCAAGGCCAGCAGTCCTATATCTGCGCCGTAGCGGCCGGACAAGTGAAGCCCTATAGCGGTCCCTATCCGGCCGCAGGACTCTCCGCATTCGGTAGCTATAACCCGGTCACCGATGCTGTGGCCATCGCGTCAACCCCGATCAACTGGATATAGCGAACATGCAAAGGTTCCTCAATAACTGGTCTACCACGCTTCAAGCTCCGCTCTTAGCCGGCGATCCCGACCTATCTGTGCCTCCGGCGCTTGCAGCCAGAGTCAACGCGCGCTTGCAGGGGCCTGACGACTTCTGCGACTTAACCATCCATCCAGAAGGTGCCGGCCCTGAGATTGTCAGGATCACCGGCACTGGTCCGAGCAGTCTGATCATTGGTGAGCGAGGGCGAGAGGGAACGACAACCCCGGCCAGCTGGCCTGCTGGAACGGTAGTGCGCTGCGCTGTCACCGCCGGCTGGCTAGAGTCTTTGCAAGCCCAGCCAGCTGGTGTGCCGGATGCACAGCTCTACAGCGGTCCAGGCCCGCTCCTGATAGATGGCAGTGCGGCCGAGGTCGTCTGGGTGATGGGCGAAAGCCCGGCGACGCCCGAGATTCATCTGCTGCAGACAGGTCGGACTAGAGCCAATGTCGTCCTGTTCGCATACAACCAATCGGACGTGGAGGTATCGCTGACCGTGCTCGATCAGTCTGGCGATGGCCTGACGAATCTGGACTCTTTGACGGCCGTGTCCAGCATTGACCTGGCACCTCTGACCAGCGGGCGAGCGCCGAATACACGGTTTGCCAAGATTCTGGGCCTGCCATGGATGGCTCAGGGGTACTACGTCTACGAGGAGGATGGAGTCCCGCCTGAGGAGGTGCCGGTCTAGCCCTATGACCTGATGCCAAATCCGGTGCAAATCAGTGCCAAATCCGCTGCGCGCTTACAGGCAGTGCAGCGGCCACTCTTCAGTCGGAGCAGATCATGGAACGATATAAAGACCTTGATGGAGATTCAGGCGTAGTCGCATTCGAAATCGGTGAAGGCTCAATCACCGTCCAGTTCAGCACCGGCATGAAGTATCTCTACACGGTACGAAGCGCTGGAGCTGTACACATCGCAAATATGCAGCGTCTGGCACGAACTGGCGACGGTCTGAATAGCTACATCAAGAGACTCGCCAACAAAGCCTATGAGGCAAAATGGCGCTAACACCCGATTACTCAATCGGGCCAGCTAACGGGCCCAGACGCACGGCATCCTGTAGATGATCCGGCGCCAGGTGCGCATATCTCATGGTCATGGCCAAGCTGGAGTGACCCAGGATTCGCTGCAGGGTGAGGATGTTCCCGCCGTTCTGGATGAAGTGGCTTGCGAAGGTATGCCGCAGTGCATGAGCGGCCTGTCCTTTCGGTAGCTCGATGGTCGTTCTGGCAAGGGCTCGACGGAACGAGGTGATGGCCGAGTTGGGCTGGCCGTGTTTTCTCCAGTGCCGAACGATCTGGGCTTCAAGCTCGGGCGTGATTGGTACTGATCGAACCTTGCCACTCTTGGTCCCGCTGAATGTGATCACGCCATTGCGCAGCCCGGTCGGCTTGAGCTTTTCGGCCTCTGACCAACGTGCACCAGTGGCCAGACAGATCAAGGTGATGATCTCTACATGCGGGTTATCGCAGCCCCTGCGGATCTCAGCCAATAGCTCGGCAATCTGGTCTGTCGTCAGCCAGGACAGTTCACGCTCCTGGATCTTCAACGGCTTCACCAGGGACAGCGGATTGTCGTAGTCGATGACGCCCAGGCCGCGCAGTTCGTTGTAGACGGCACGCAGATACCCAAGCTCATTATTCAGAGTCTTCGGCGACGTGCCCGCCCCTAACCTGATCCGGCGATACTGTGCGTAGGTCTGCGGGTCCAACCTGATGGCAGGAGGGTCGCGCAGGCACTTGGCCAGGGCTTCAAGCTTGATGCGGCGACGCTCGCCGTCTCTCAGCGAATGACCGTGTAAATCGAACCAGAGGCCGACCAACTCACCGAGACGGCGAAGGTCTTTCGGCTTGGGTGCCCAATCAGGGTTCTGTGCAAATCTGGCCCTACAGGTCGCCTCGAAACGCTGGGCTTCACCCTTGGTCTTTAGGGTCTTGCGGAAGCGCTTGCCTTTGACGGGCTCGACGTCGACCTTCCAACGTCCGTCCGGTAGCTGTTCGATAGCCATCTATACGGCTCGCCCCCACCTGACGTGGCGTTCCTCCAGTAACCCCTTAATGTGCTTGTAGAGGTGGCGCTCGCTCATTTCTTTAGCGGCGTAGTGCTCCCGGATGACGGGCCAACAGTCCCATTGTTTTAGGGTGGAGAACGCCTTTTTTACGCCCACTCGCTCCCTAGCCAGCAGGCTTATGAAGTTTCCCAGGAACAGCTCCACGTTCTTGCCGGAGAAGCCTCGGGCGGTCTTGTAATGGCGCTTGTACTCGGTGGCATCGACCAGGGAATCGACCGGCACATCGACACGCACATCGTCACGCATCAGGGTCCAGGCCGGGTCGAAGTAGCCGGGGCGGGAAATGAACTTGAACTGCCGCAGGCCATAGCGCCACAGGCCATCCAGATGCCCGGCGAAGGTCGCATAGCAGTCGGTTTCAATGGCCTTGCCGGTGGCCAGATCGATAGAGCCGCTGGCGAATTGCTGGATGATGGAGTGGTGGTAACGCAGCTCCACACGCCACACATCTTGGGCGGGGTTGTAGTTGTCCGGGTCGCCTTCGTCGAAGCTGTCGCGGCGTTTCCAGACGCCTTCCCAGAAGTCGAGTTTGTCGGTGGCCTTGGCTTGTTCGGTCTTGTTGTAGATGCAGAGCTGCACGCCACCCGCCGAGCCAAACATCGAGGTTTCGCCGCGGCCATAGACGCTGGACTTGGTCGCCCACTCAATCTGGTTGATGCCGCTGATGTCACGGTGCGTGCGCGCACGGCAGTGCATGCGGGCCACCAGATCAGCAGGCGGTTGCCAGCCCTGTACGTCCAGGGCCAGATGCACGGCGCATTGATTGCGCTCAATGTGGCTGAGCACATGGCTGGCGTAATAGTCCATCCGCTCCTGCAGGCGCTCGGGGCTCAGGGCGTCGATGGCATGGGGTGACACTTCGATCTTGAGGTGTGGACCGATCACGTCCGACTTGCAGTTGAAGTTCTTCACCAGCAGGACAAAGCCCAGGTCCATGTTCTGCAACTTGTACTGGTAGCCGGAGTCCTTGCTGACCCGACCGGCATGCCAGCGTTCTCCAGCGAAATCGACCACGGTGCCGGGCTTGTCGAACAGCCCCAGGATGTGGGGCAGGATCAGCCCCCGGTACAGCTGGCGGACCGTATCGACCGCGCAGCGCAGCAGGCGGACCTTCGACAGGTCGGTCAGCCGGGCGTTGCCCGGGTCCACGAAGATTCGGCCCTTCGGGCACTCTTCACCGTTCAGGTTCAGGCGAACGTGGTCTTTCATCTTCATTGGGTTTCTCCATCAATGACCAGTAATTGCTGTTTCGGAAACTGACTATCTGACGTGTTACAGGGACGTCCGCGCGGCGGCCTGCGCGCGCGTGGCGCTCTGTACCCAGCCGCGCCATCGCGTACGCAGGCCGCCGCGCTGTCTATGCCGGTGAGCAAACGGAAATCCTCGGGCGGCCGCTGGCTGGCTACCCTGGACGAGGTGAAGGCGAGATAGAGCAGAAGCAGGACGACCGCTACGAGCAGCGGGCGCGAGGGCGACAGGTAGGAAAGCAAGACCAAGGGCTCTGCCCTTGTTATCCCGCTCTTGCCGCCGAGGGCTCGGGAGCGCGGGACGGTGAAGCTATCCCGCACTCCCTGGCAGAGGCTGTTCATGGCGGTGCAGGGTCAAGGGTGCGCTGCGCCCGTGCTTCCGTTCATCGCGACGAAACTGCCGTCACGATGAGCCGGGAGCGCGGCCCCTGACCTCGACGCAGAGGGTCGGGTCATACGGTCCAGTACGTTGCCGGAACTACGCCGGTCGCGGTGCCGTATCGCCCGAATGGTTCGGATGTTGTAGAAGCAAAGCTCGGTCGGAAAATCGGCCTGGCCATCCAGAGGCATGGTCAGGAAGTAGCCGGCCTCGTGGTAGACACCCTCCATCGGGAGGGCCATGCCGACGATATGCAGGCAGCGCCACAGCGGTTCCGGGTCTTGGTCCCAGACCATTTCAACGAGGACGGTAACGCCCATGTACTGCGCCGCGTTGGCAGCGGAGACGACGTTGCTACTAGGCATGGCGGCGTTCCCCTTCCTTGATTGCGACCAGCCCCTGAAATGCTTGCGGCAGAGGCAAATGGCCCAGCACATTGCCGGACTGGCCGCGTGTCGCCTGGATCGAACGAATATCGGAGAGGTACACGTCGAGCGGGTAATCGTCGCCGGGGTTCTTTACGACGAGAAAAGCTTGCTCGTGTACGCCCTGGATAGGCAGAACAACGCCGATGACATAGCCGGATCGCCAGCACGGATCGGGGTCATCATCCCAGACCAGCTCCATTAGTACCGACTGCCCCAGGAAGCCGACAGCGGAGAGGACATCGAGGCCAGCAGCGTTATCAGACATGGCTGTAATCCCCTTCCTTGAACTCGGTCTTGCCCTTGGTCAGGTCCTCGCGCAGCCGGGCCAGATTGACCATACGAAAGTCGGCCAGCTTCATGCTCGGGATGATGCCGGTGTCTACCCAGTCGATGGCTTCCTCAACAGACACCCCGCTCATTTCCGCGAAGGTCTTTACGCTACACAGATCGAAGGTTTGGTCTTTGCTCAT